CTGGGGAGAGATCGGGGGAGCATTAGCAGATCAAACAGACTTACAGTCAGCATTAGACGGAAAATCCGATACCGGGCATACACATGTCGATTTACACTCACACTCAAATAAATCATTGCTAGATGATATAACATCAACAAAAGTAGCCCAGTGGGCTGAAGCATACAGCTGGGGAGATCACGCTACTGAAGGATACCTGAAATCCGTTGACTGGGGAGATATAGGCGGAACTCTGTCAAATCAAACAGATTTACAGACAGCATTAAACGGGAAATCCGATACCGGGCATACACACAGCATTTATCAATTACTCTCAGAAAAAGGAGCGGCTAGTGGCTATGCCTCACTAGATGCTAATTCAAAAGTACCGCTTTCCCAACTTCCGGATGTATCAAAGCAACAAACGTATGTAGTGCTAGATGCTACTGAGCGCAATAACCTGACAGGATTAATAGAAGGTGATAAGGCGTTTGAGACTTCAACAGGAGATAGTTATATCTATAATGGCAGTAGCTGGGTATTGATGGCTGATGCGGATTGGGAGAATGTGAATATTGACTGGTCAAACATTATTAGCAAACCCGATCAGGCAACCCGGTGGCCAACATGGAACGAAGTAACTTCTAAGCCTTCTACATTCACACCATCGGCGCACGATCATGACAGTAGGTATTATACAGAAGCAGAGATTGATGATCTACTTTCTGATAAATCAAACAAAGATCATACACACGACCGGCTTCATGTGCATTGGTATGGTGAGATGTATGATACATATGCCGATTGTGGTAACCCGAATACTTTTATAGATATCGAAATAGAAGGGTCATGTCAAACGTATTGTTATACTGACTTTAATGAAGGCATTTGTCGCGGTGTTACAATGACAGATGACAATACTAGAGGAGATTATCTAGGCTATCTTAACCAGGATGCTGTAGACACAAGAGTGTATTATCATATTACTGCCATCTTTCCTGAACCAGAAGAAGGAGGCAACTTTTATGTTGGAATAGAAATGAATGGTTCGATCGTATCAGAAACCGTTACAGAAATAACTGGACAAAACAATAACCTACAGAATTTTAGTTTTGAAAAAAACCTACCTGATGTATCTGACACAGATAAGCTCCGGTTTTTCTTTAGAACTAGTTCAGCAAATCCAGAGATCATTCAGATTAGTAACATTGTTATGGGGATGGAAAAGAAAATAATGTCATAAATAATAACATTATCATGAAAACCAGCTAAATAAAAATATTCAATTACGAAGATAGGAAAATGTGATGTTATGGATGAAAAAATACTTGTTGCTTTAATTTCGATATTTGGTTCAGTAATATATTTAGGTTTTAAATTGTATAGTAACAAAAAAACAAGATCGAATAATTTAACCAAAGATATGAGAATAGAACTTGATAATATGATTTATAAAATGATCGAATATCAAAACAAATTAATCACTCTATCTTCTATCAAATATGAATATCAAAAACAGTTACAAGTATCTATGCAGGAAAACCAAAAGTCTCATGAATCTATTGAATTAATGAAGGAGGAAATATCTTTTGCTCATGAAAGGAATAAAAAACTAAAAGAAGAAATTGATAATGTTAATAAGAAATATAATGAGGTTCAGGAAAAGTATAAAGATTTGCTGGTGAAGTATTATTCCTTGAAGAATGAATCAGAAAAACTTAATTAATTATTTATATAAATTACTAAAAGAAAAAACCATGAAAGAATTTGCGATTTTTATTTTATTCATTTTGCTGTACTTTGGATTGTCAGCAATTAACGCACCTGAGTGGTTAACCATAGGGGGGCCAGTTTTAGGTGTTTTGGGATTTATTTCATATCTGATTTTTAAAGGAAGGAGGAACAAATGATACTATTAATTGCAGTAGTTATGATCCTTCTATTCGCGGCCTGGAACGGTTTTGTGATCAAGTGGGCACACAGCAAGGGTGAAAAAAGAAAACAAAACAACAGGGTCTGGCATGCCATTGGAGCCGTTGTCCGTATTCTCGTAGTAATTGTTCCTATTTTGTTTTACTTACCAGATTGGGACTTAGCAATCGTTACACTATTTGTAACTCTTCCTGTCTCTCATGCCGGATATAATACAGTCATTAATCTGATAAGAAGAGACAAGTGGTATTATCTTTCAGGGGTTGGCATTGACAAATACATTAAGAAATATTATAAGGATTTAGCAGTCATTGAGATTTTTATATTCATTTTTGGAGTGATTGCGTTTTTAACAATATAAAGCCATGGATAATTTTTTTACGAATATACTTGATTATATAATGCTTGACTATGCTGTTTCTATTATACTTTTGTCATTTATTGTATTGTATTATTTTATTTCCAAACCGTCTAGAAGGATGAAGTTTGCTGTGTCATTTGTTTCTGGATTAGTATTGGGCATTATTTGGTTCATTTTTATTGAAGATGATTTGGCAAAGCTAATAGTAACATTTTTGTTTGCGTCAGGCTTGTATAGATGGCTAAAGGAGCCATTGTTTAAACTTTTTAATATTACCTATTATGACAAATAATCTTATTACTACAAGGAATATATTTGATAATACTGATGTTTTGGTTTCTTTGTCTGCAGGACATGGAGGTATCTTTAATGGTAAATACGTTACAGCTCCGGATAAGATGATGGAGTTTAAGCAACAGAATTATACTTTCTATGAAGGTGCCTTTAATAGACAAATGGTAATGCATATTGTCAAATATCTTCATCATAAGAGAATATCTTATGACTTTATCAATAATACTTATGAAGATATTCATCCTTCTCGTAGAGGGAAAACGTGTGATGTTGCTTTGTCAAACTCAAAATTAAAGTATGGATTTGGTGTTGAAATACATGCTAATTATTTTCCTAACCCACTTGCAAAAGGATTTGAGATTTATACCAGTAAAGGGTTAACACCTGCAGATGGTATTGCTACCAATATCTATAATACGGTAAAGGAATCCAAACTAGTGAATATGCGTCCTGGTATTACAAAAAAAGATCCGGATGTAGACAAAGAGGCAAACTTTGCTTTTTTGATTTCTGGTCGACAACCCTTGGTTCTAATCGAGTGTGATTTTTTCAATACTTATGATAGGGTTCAAAGGTTAATGGATCCAATATTTCAAGACAACATGGCCCGTGCAATAGCCAATGGTATTGAAGAAAGCATTAAAAACAAAAGCTATGTTTGAAAAAATAGGTTATACTTTACTTCTTTTAGTTATTGGTGGAATCGTTTCATATCTTTTATTTGTGGAACCGGTAAAAGAAAAGATTAATGATTATGATAACCAGATAATAAAGTATGAGGATAAACTATCAGATAGCAAAAATAAATACTCAAAATTAAAAAATGAGTATGACAGTATTAAGCAAAGGCTTACAAAGGGAATAGATAGCTTAACAAGCAAGATTGATCAGAAGGAAAAAGAAATAAGTAATTTAGATGTTTATTATACTCAGTTGTCTAATGATAGCTCTATAAAAGAACTAGAAAGAAATTTAGATACTACACTTAAAATAGATAAACAAAGAGGCATTACTTTTTTGCCAATATTAAAGACACAGGAGATAAACTATACTTATAGTTATTCTCGCGAACTTAATCAAAAGAATGTATTGCAAATGGATCTTATTGAGAAAATGGATTCGGTTATTGTAAATGATAGTGTTTTTATCTTTGAGCAAAGCAATACCATTTTGGATTTGTATTCAGTCAATGATTCTATTTTAGGTATGTCAAAAGACATGAATAAACAGATCAAAGAGCAAGCTGAAGATGTTGATAAGTTGAAAAAGCAAAGAAAGTTTTTAATAGGTGGAATCATTTTAGAGACTATATTATTAATATTAATAGGGGTTAATTAATGTTATACTACAATAAAGAAACACAAGAGGTAGATGTTTATGATGCTTACAGGAATCATAAATCAGTTATTGAATTGTGGAATAAAGACAAGACAAAGAAGAAGAAGTATTTTAAGAAAGTTATTTCCTATGCTTTTTATATGTTCAATCGCAAGCAAGGATTTACTTCTATAGAGAACTACTATGATAGGCATAAAGAAGTAATTCAAGGATTTTTCATATTCGATCCAGAAGATGACAAAGAGATTTATAAGAAACAGTCCTTGATTGATTTTTGTAATGCATATAAAAAGTTTGAGTGGACACAAGAAGAATATGATTATGAACGGCTTGCTCAGAAGATACAGGATATGATTAACTACATCATAGAATTCGATAGCAAAATAAAAATGAATGTTGAATTTGATGTAGAGTATGAATTTAAAGATGGCAATGGAGAGCTTCGTACCGGTTCTAGAAGGATAAAAAAGAAGGTTGAGCATATTGATACCACTCAAGTAACAAAGTTGACAAGATCCTTGTCTGAGCTTTATGAGCAAAAAGAAAAGCTAAAGAATCAGATGGTAAAATCACAATACCAAAGTAATACTGACAGAGGTAGAACAATGTTTGATAGAACAGATATATCATTATGAAGTTTGTGGATACATATCGTTTGTCACCAGTTGTTGAAATGAATGATCTTCCTCATGAGGCAGATTTATTTCATCATAGTTGGGATGATGTTCCCAGTCCGAATAGGGATACTCATAAGCTATATTTAGAATATATTAAAGATAATAATATTGTTATAGATAGAAGCTGGTGGAAAAAGCAGTATTTAAGATGCATGAATGGATATACCATCGAAAATGCCATTACTAAGGGTGGTGATTACTTTATCGATGGTTGGGATGTTGATTGGTTAAATAATGGCAGAGATGCCTATTTGCCGGAATATAAAGTTACCTTTAAGAATAACTCTCTGACTATTCCAGGTCGATTGTATTTCTATTTGAACTTTTGGCCTATTATTAGAAAAGTGGAAGGCGAAAAACGAAAAGACTTTTTAAGGCCAAAGTTTCTTGATATTGACTTGGGATTTTTCATGAGGATAGTTTTACAGCAGCTTTTAAATAAAAATAATCTTGAATATAAAGGTAGACAGTTAGGAGCATCTGAAAAAAGTGCTGGTGGGATTATGGGATGGAATTATACATTCCTTCAAAATATACAGAATATTATTGTCTCGATGGAAGATAGTGATCAAGAAAATACATTTGAGAAAACTGAAAATGGTCTTGAATATTTAAGGAATACACAGTTTTATAAAATTGCAAAGCCTTATCGTCCGACTGATCACTATATTAAATCTAAATATACTGGTAGTTGGATTCGCGGTATAACAACTAATGGAAAGGATCAAGCACTGTCAAGATATACTCCCTATTGGGTATTATATGAAGAGGTTGGAAAATGGCGTGCTGGCCATGTGCAGGCTGTTTCTACTTATGTAGAGTCTTCTCAAAAAGCAGAAGAATCTGGTACGATGGATAGAACCGGGTTTGGAACATATATAGGTACTGCTGGTGACATGAAGTTAGGTGCTGCTGATATTGAAGACATGCACTATAATCCGGATGACAATAACATATTAAAATTCAGGAACAAATTTTCTTTGACCAAGAATTGGGAGCAATATGTCTCTAATTTTATTTCTGCTGACTTCTTTAAATCTATTGATAAAGATGGTAACTCTAATAAAGAAGAAGGATATAAAATTGTTGAAGAAACCATCAAGAATATCAAAGATCCAAAGAAACGCTATATTAAAAGGACACAAAATCCTCACTATGCAGAAGATGGTTTTATGGCCGGAGAAGATGGATATTTTGGGCCGGATAAGATTATCAAGCTAAATAATAAAGCTTCAGCATTTAGGAAAGGGATTGTTCAGGATATGACAAGAACCGGTATTCTTATTCCTAAAGATCCTAAAAATTGGAGAAAGGGTATGGAGTTTCAAGATCATGATGATGGATGGTTACATATTGCAGAAGAACCAATAGAAGATGAACATGGAGATATATATCGGAATTTGTATTTCCCAGGAACAGATAGTTATGATCAAGATGAAGCATTTACAAGTACCTCAAAGGGGGCAATGGTTGTAAGAAAAGGGTTTTTGCCAGGAGATCCTTTGTATAATGTTAATGTAGCTTATATTTTAAATAGACCAAAGAAAGAACATGGTGGTGCCAAAGAGTTTTACAAAAGGACATTGTGGACTTGTATCTATTACGGGTTTGCGAAAAATAATATAGAGCACGCTAATTTACGTATATTTGATTTTTATGAACAAGCAAAGGCTACAGATTTGCTTATGGGTAGGCCAAAGTTTGCTTTAGCAAATAAGTCAAATCTAAATACATCTAAAGTTTCAAATGTATATGGAACAGATAAAGCATTAAAACCAGCAATATTAGCTATACTTGCAGAAGATTTAACAGATGACTTTATTGAAAACATACAATTTAGAGAAGAAGCTGTTCGGCTTGCAAAGTTTAAATACTATCCAGGAGAAAAAAACAAGGCTTTAAACTGTGACTATACTATTGCTGCTGCAGAAGCAGCCTTAAACTATAAAGAGCATATACGAAAAGCAGCATATAGCTATACTGAAAAAATAAAAAAGAAAGATGATAAGCGCTCTTATTATGTTACAATAAATGGAAGGCTTGTTAAACAATACGATTAAATATAGGAACTATGGAAGTTATACAGGATTATAATGATATTGAACAGACAAGAAAAGTCATAAAGGAAAACCTTCAGGAGTTTACTGACAGTGGTTATAAGACACTACGGGATAACGATATTAAAAACTATATGCAGTATTATGGCTTTTATGATCGCTCGAAGTTTGATCACATACGAAAATTTAGTGAACGAGAATTGCCGGCTTTACCGCGTAAAATAAATCTACAGCAAAATGCTATCAATATTTTACTTAGCGAAAGAGCATTAAGGCCTATTCCGGGTGCTCCGCGAATATATGATCGACAAGTATCTATTGAGCGTTTTAATAATGTGATAAAGCAGAAAATAAATATTTTGCTTCAAGCCAATAGAGCTAAGTATTATAAGTTTACTGCAGACATTGAGTCTATAAAGATGAAGATGCAAGAGATAGAATCACAAATGAAAAGGGAGCCAAAGTCTGCAGAAGATGCTGAACGAATTAAACAACTTGCTACCAATATGCCATATGTGAAAAATCAGTTTTTTCAGATAATGGATTCTATCAAAGATCAACAGTTGCTCTCAGAAAAAGAGATAGAAAAGCATGAGAGGTATTTTAAATATGATTACCGGGATTACTATCAAAAGATTGCTGAAAAGATAAAGCGTAAAATCCTTAAGGAAACAAAGTTTAAGGATATAGACAATAAAGCTTTTAAATCTAAAATGATAACAGGGAAACCTATATTTCTTGTTATTAGTGAAGAGAACAAAAACAATGTTACAATTCGTAATCTTAATGAAAACACTGTTTTCTGGCCAAAGTTTTCTGGTATAAAGTGGATACAAAAAGGGCCATGGGCTGGATATTCTGAGATAATTAGTTTTCAGTCAATGATGAATCACTATGGTGTGATGATTGAAGAAAACTATGGTGAGGAAGCAATAAAGAGCTTAAAGTCGAAAAACAGGTATAATCATCCAGAGACTTTAATGGTAAGTACACCAGATGGTGGAGCTTATTTTATTGAACAACTCAATGCAGGAAATTCCCAGAATATTCAAGAAACATATAGTGGGTCTTTTCAAACTAGTTATGGAATAGAAAAGAAAACTATTTATTATAAAGCTAGTAGGAAGGTCTATATCAAAGTTTCTCCAAACAAATACAATAAGGATAAACCATTCGAACATTATGTTAATCCTTTCAAGAGATTAATCAACAAAGATGAATATACCTATAAGCCAAAAGAAGGTGTTTATGTTCATAAAAAAGATAACCTTAGAATTTTTAAGAAAGAAAATGTTGAAGTATTCTCAAAGAAAAAAGGTGAAGATTATATTGTTAAATATATTACTGATGTTTATTGTGGAGTTATTTTAGATAACCAGTATATTGTTGGTGAAAGACTTCATGATCGTGTTGTGGAAAATCCAGATGATTATGGAGATGTTAACCTACCTATTTTTGGAAAAGCATTTTCGGATGAAACAGAACAGCCAACATCACCAATTATAATGACTAATGATCTACAGGATCTTTATGATACATTATCCTTACACAGAGAAATTGCAATTGCTATTTCAGGTGCCGCAGGTGTTGTCATTGATCGTTCTCAGAAGCCTGATTCGATGGAAGAAGATGAGTGGGAATATCATATGAAGATGGGTCGTTTATACATACAAACAGCAGATGCAGAAGGAAACCCGAAGGCAAGTAATTTTAATCAGTGGAAAACATATGATAATTCAATTGGTCAAGGTGTTTTATACATTGATCAAATTATGGCCGGGATACAGGAACTTATGGGTCTTATCATTGGTGTCCCCAGGCAAAGAATTGGAGAAGTAACAAAAACAGACCAGGTTGGTACATATGATGCTTCTATTAAACAAGCTTCTTTAGTTACCCAGATTCAACATCATGACATTGATGAATTAGAGTCTCACGTTTTAGAAGAAGCAATTAATTTGTATATCAAATATCATTTAGAAGATGATGAAGGCATTTTAGATTTACATGATGATATCGGGTTTGATCAGGTTGCAATAGAGACTGATGAATTAAAGAAATATTACTTCAAAGTATATTTGGATTCTAATGAGTCAGATTCTCAGAGGATTGATATGATAAAAGAATATGCAATGCAATCTGCTTTGTCCGGAAAAGGTATTCTTGATATGGGAGATGTTGCAAAGCTGTTTAACAAAGATTCATTAAGAGATTTGATGGATACCTACGACAGTATAGTCGATAAGAAAAGATCGGCTTCTCAGGAAGCAGCACAACAGCAAATTGAGCAACAATCACAAAAGGAAAAAGAGAAGGAGCAATTAAAAGGACAAATACAACAACAGTTAGAACAAGTTAAGAATGAGTTGGAGAGTAAGAAATTACAGTGGGATGAGTATAAGCATAAGAGTGAAATGGAGCTCCGCAATAAAGAAATCACACTGGATAGTCAACTCAGATTACTCGAACTTATTAATGAGCAAAAATCAGAAGAAGAAGTTGTTCTTAATAATGATAAACATGCTATTGCTGATGAACAAATTCGTTTGTTGCAAACCAAAATAGATGCTTTATTACAGACAAGAAAAATGGATGATGATTTTGATATAAATACTAAAAAAGCATTGTCCGGAGATTCAAAAGGAAATTCAAATAATCGTGCTACAAGAAAGCTTGTCAAAGAACATGCTTCAGATAGATAATATTAATGTTAAATTAAAAGAAAAAGAAAAATGGGACAAGAAGAACAAAACACTGTGAGAACAGAAGAACAAGAAAAAAGAGAAAATTTTAATGACTTTTTTGATGATGACACTTTCGTACCAGATAACGTAAAAAGTGATCAAGGTAGTACTAAAGATGGAGGCCAAGAAGGAGGCAAGGATGATGATGATGGTGATGGTAGCTCTGAAGATGGTACTCTTAATAAAGTAAAAACAAATACAACTGGTGGAGATGATTCTGGTGATAGTGATGATGATGGTGATGATGGTAGTCAAGATGGTGCTGATGCTGGTGATGGCAAAGATGAACCTGGTGAAGAAATAAAAAGTGATGAAGAAGGAACAGGAACAAGTACTAATCAAACTGTAGAGCAAAATATAGTTGCATTTGAGAAGTACATGCAGAAGTTTGACCAGGATTATAAAGTACCTGATTCAGTAAAAAACAAAGAAAACTTGACAAATGAGGATTTATTTTCTACTTTTGAACAAGAAGTTTTTAAGAAGAAAGAGCAAGATCCTTTTATTAAAAATTACCTCCTGAGAAAAGACGAAGAAGGTTTTAATATGTCCTCTTATATCAATGAGAACAAAGAAGTAACAGACATATTAAACACCAAAGACAACAAAGAATTTCTTAAGCAAGTTTACAAGAAAAACGGACAGGTTCGAGGTAGAGAGTATACCGATGAACAGATTGAAGAGCACATTAATACTATGTCTGCTATTCAAATTGATGAACAAGCAGATAGAAATAGAGATCAACTGAAGAAAAATCTTGATAACTATTATAATAGTCAAAATGAAAAAATACAGCAGTTTGAACTCAAAGAGCTAAAGGTTTTAAATACGCGAAACAGTGAACAAATAGATAATTTTTTAAAAGAAGTCGATGCAAAAAAGAGAAGTTTACCTGTTGACATGGAACAAAAAGAATACGAAAGCTTTGTCAAAGACGCAAAAAAGCTCGTTGAAATTGATGAAAAAACAGGGACTAATCTTATTTCTGAATTGCTTAATGATGATGATTTCTTCATGGACATTTTGCCTTTTATCTACAAAAGATATTCAGGCACTTTGAAAAACTACAATCCGGATCTGAAACAAAAAGTCAAAGACAAAATCAAAAAGAACCTTAGACCGGGAGTAGATCAACAATCAAGAAGTTCAGGCACAAGTAAGCAAGCAGGAGTAACCGCAAAAAACTTCTTTGATAGTGAATAATTAATTAATAACTAAAAATCGAATTATGTTTTATTCTAGTGGAGTAGTTACGGAATCACATAAATCAATAGATTCAAGAATGCTTTTAGATGCAGGCGTTATGAATCCTGATAAGATTCCAACTATTATGCGTCTTTTCACAGACGAGGCGCCATTAATATCTGTATTGGATATTAAAGGGCAAAAAACAAACAATATTAACTATGCTACCAATGATAGCAGTTATCGCACAGTAGGAAGTAACCACATTCAATATCCAGTTGAATTTGATAAGGAACACATGGATGCATTTAAAGAAGGCCCGGATGGTCGTGTCTTTATTTGTGATCGTTCTCCTAGCAAGCCAGGTGACGGGAATAGTGAAATTGGTTTTTATGCTGATGGGAATTGGGCCGGATTTCAGGAAGTAGTAGAGCTTCCGGATAACAGAACTCAAGTATACATTCTTGATGATCCGGAAACCATTGATGAGAATACTTTCTTCTATCGAAGCAAAATCGTTGGATACAAACCAGGTGATTTTATCGATCCTAATAACTTTACCCCAGGGTATGAGTTTAAGGCAATCTACAACCTTCATGAGCAAGATTTTTCAGAGCGTTCAACTGAGAAATATATGTTCAATGGATGGGCAGATGCTTACCTCTCATTACAGCGTTTTAGCTACAGTTGGTCAGGTACAGCACGTGCTGCTGACAATGTAAAAGGTCGTTGGGTACAACATGGTAAAGGAGAGAAAAAGTTATTCCTTCCACAAGCACATGATGAGATGATGCGCCGAGCAGCTCTTTATCTAAACAATCAGCTTGTTTGGGGAAAAGCAACTGTTTCTACACAGAGTAAGGACAAGGTTACTTTGTTCAACAAATTGAACCGTGAAGTACTTGCTGGTGATGGAATCATGCACGCCAATGATGGTTATATTGATATGCCATTGAATGGTGGTTGGAACAATGCATTTATTGATGCTTTCTTGATGGCCATGGATCCATATATAAGCGCTGATATCAATGGAGTACGCGAGGTCGTTATGTTAATGACCAACAAAGCGTATTTATCTTTTGAGCGTTTTATGGGTAGCATTGGCAAAACCAATGACAACAACATTGTAGGTGATGGAGCCGATAAGGGAATCAATGATACCTACAAGTATTATGAATTGGGTGGTATTCGATTAGTGCCCAAACGCTGGAAGTCTTTGGATGCTCACAACCGTCCTGGTATGCTCAGAAAAGATGGAACAAAACAAAATGAATGGGATGTCATTGCATTTCCTACTGGAATGGTTGGAGACAAAAATGGCATTGAGTTAGTTCAGTTGCGTCCATCTTCTCAGGGAACAGTTGCCGGTATTGATCAAGGAGGAAACATTAGTAACTCTGTAGATGGTTCATCCTCGCATGTGCTGTTTCAAAATGGAGTTATTTCTCATAAGACTCCTTTCTTGATTCACAAAATATAAACTTTTAAAAAAAAGAAATAGATGACTACAGATAAAGTAATTATAAGAGCAAGTAGCCGTAAGTATAAGAAAGAAAAACAATACTTAGGCATAAGAGAAGACAATGGTAAGTTTATTACCGGTCAAGAAAAAAGTCATGAGAATCCAGATGGGTTAACTCAAGAAGAAATGAAAAACCCAGACTTGATTCCACCAGAAAAAAGAAAAAAATATCCACGTGTAATCACACCTAATACTTATTTGACAATCTATGATGGTCAAAAGTTAATGCCAGAGGGAACCGATTTAGATGAAGATGCTTTATGGGGTCTTATTAAGTTACAGCCGAATATTGCTTTGTCAAAGGCTGAACATAATCCATCAGTCCATGATTGGTATATTGAAGACCCGGTTAAAAATGAAGAGATAAAGCATAAAAAACGTAGGATTAAAAACAAGGCCACATCATATATTGATGATGTATCAACATCGCGTCTTACTACATTTTTAATCTATGCTTCTAATGTTCTTGATCGAATAACCGCTGCTCCTCAGAATATGTCTGCAAATCGTATTTATAATGTTGCATATGATATTGCAGAAGAGTTCCCAGTGGAAACCGTCAAATTCTTTGAAAATAAGGATGAGGAGATGAAAAGAAAAACCAGCATACTTGAGCTTATTACTTATGGTATCGTTGAAAAAAGAGGCAATTATTTTTATGATGGGCCTACTTATTTAGGTTCTAATATTAATGAGCTCTTGGATTATCTTGATAATTCAGAACATGCTGCAACACGGGATAAGTTTTTCAAACAGCTTCATAAAAAGAAAACCGGATCTAAGGATTATAACCTTACTCAGGAAGAAGCTGAAAGCACAGAGGCAAATCAATTGATCAAAGATGCAAAAATTGCATATGCAGATGAAGATATTGAAAAAGCCACTGAATTGCTTAATAAAGTAAAGACTAAAAGAATGAATGATCAAACACACAAAGAGTTTGAAATCTTTTATAAAAAAGTGTTTGATTATTCTACTTTGAAGGACACAAATGATATGAGTGTAAGGTTTGATGGTACAAGCTCAATGTCGGATTCTAAAACCGTAATGAATACTGATGATGAGGTGGTATCAAAAATTCCAAACACGTCTATGTCCATTGAAGAAATACGGTCTTTTTTACGGTCTAACAAAATTAAAGGTTGGACTAAAAATATGTCTAAAGAGGAATTGATTCAGTTATTTTTAAATAAATTGTAATGGATTATATTACCGCACATAAAGAGTTCTTGCAACTCATCAAACTTGAGAACACGTCTACAGTTGAACCTGAAGAATTCGAAAAGTATTTTAATAATGCTCAAGAGTCATTCGTTAGGGATAACTATATGATGGGTTCTGACTCTAAGCAAATGATTATAGATAACATACAACATCTTCGTATTTGTACGGATTCAAAGCATGTTTGGAAAAACAATCTGCTCGATCCTATGATCCCAGATACTAGTTATTCTATGAAGTTGCCTATGAGTTGGGGTTATGATTATACAGATGTTAATGGTGACATAAAGGAGTTACCAAAATATCTGAGACTTGAGAGTATGATGGCAAGAATTATTTATGGCGAAAGTGATCCTTGTAAAAGGACAGGTGTTTCTGATTGGAAAAAGATGCATTATCTAAAATCCAGAATGAGAGGATCGATTAAAGAAAATCCTTTAAGGGTAGTCTCTAATGATCGAATATACTATCATTTAGCTGGTAACAATGCAATTTTTGATCTTTATGGTACATCTGAAATACATAGTATCCAAATGGAATATTATAGATGCCCTGTAGATATTGCTTATAATAATGGGACAGGAGCACAAAGTGCAGACAGTCCCGATTATCCTCAATATAATTCAGCAGCAGAAATAATAAATCCGGAGTTAACAACTGAGGATATACGTATTGTACTTAGAATAGCTGCAAGATATTACCTTGAAGGCGTTAAATCATAAAGAATTCAAACATTTAAATAATAAGTTATGAGTAATCCGAAATATCGCCCATTAAATCTCTTTCTGCCTGAAGTAAATGCAGAGGTTTTAGGTGCGTATAAAGATACAATTTCAGGCAAAAGAAAGCTTATCCTCAATGATGTGAATCCTGAATTACCAGGACAAACAGTTGGTGGTACTGCAGATGATAAAATTAGCGTTAAAATGTCTTTTTATCATCCTGGAGCAGCAAGTGGTAAGCTATTGAAGTTAAATGACAATCTTCCTTCTGACGATTATAAACACCGCATTTTGGTTTATGAACGTCATTACCAGGATGGAAGAAAAGAATGGCCTAAACCACGTGTTATTGCCCAGGTTAATTATTCCGATGCTGGATCGAAGACCATGGATGAGATGTATAATGATGCAAAGGAAATGATTAATTCGACCTATGGTGAAGATCTCAATGATCGAGTAAAAGCGTATAAGGCCTGGGTTATTGAAGATGGTAACAGTACTGATGCCAGTAAGATTGATATCACTATTGATGGAACAACTACTACGGTAACATCTACTTCTGCATATGATATAAGTGCAGACATTAATGCTGAAACAGACGTTAATGATGATGTACTAGCTCTTAATTTAGGTAGTGACAAACATCTTATTCTGGTTGTTTCAGAAAAGACTGTTTCTATTGAGGAAAACACCGACATCACAATTGAGGACAGTTATCTTTATCTTAAAGGATTTGATGCTAAAAAACCATTTGACGTAGAAGTGTATTCAGACTTTGCAGAGATTTATGATTTTGCAATGGCTGGAATTGATATAAGCAATGTATCAACTGCTGATGTGAATATTTACAGCAAAAACAACCTTACTGGTGAAGATACAGTTACTGAAGTTTCAGAAACATCTATGAGTGGTGTATTGACTGCTGTCAATGATGCTGTAACTGAATTGGCTGCTTATAATGTCTTTGATACAGTTTATATTGTAACAGTTCCTGAAGTAGGACGTGCTATGATGATTACTATTCCCAAAGGTTCTACCTTGGAACAAGTAGGTCTTGCTGTGTCCGGTGTTGGCCAGAAACCAAAACTCGATTACGATAGTGTTTATGATCGTTTTGCTAACGTTGTTGGTACTGATGAGTTTGCTCACATTTTAGGCAAGTATATACAACTCCCGCGAAAGGGTGTTGAATATTGCCAGCTAAGCTACAAAGGTTATGTAAGTGATCATCGCGCTCTTCATGGTGCTGGCCATGCTGTAAGTTACCTCTATGAAGTCAACCTTTTCATGCCATATGATGATATCAAAAATGGAGAAGATCATTGGCTGGAATCTGGTGATACTGCAAATAATGCTTATGCAAAAGTTGTTGATTCTCCAACAAAGGATTTTGGTGAATTAATAGAATTTTGGACGGGTACTAATCCTATGACTTAAATTTCTTCATGATTAAGCGGGGCTTCACGGCTCCGCTTTTCTTAATTTTTTTATCTATGGCAACAATAAAAATGCATGTAAGCAAGATTAAAGAAAAGATTACAAATTTCCATCCTAGTAATGATCTTAGTGTTCCTGATTTATTCATATTAGAAAAGATGAATGATGTCAGGGAAACTCTTATTAGAAGAGAACAACAAGTGAAGAATAACTTGGAAATGTATTATCAATATGATTGTTGCTATCAGATAAAATGCCTTAAAACATCATGTACTATTGATGGTGTTACATTTATTGCTGATGGTGCTTTACATTATATTGAGATGCCAGATTTAATACCTGGTATTGAGAATCCGATTACATTTTTAGGTGACCAGGATGGAAGAAAATATAGTCGCTTATCATTAAATAGTTTCTTAAAACAAGAACATTTAGGTGCTGCTGGTATGTTGCCGGCCTATACAATAGTTGGTGATAAAATATGGATGAAGAATGCTACTATATCCGGAAAGTTATTTGCTTGTATGAATGTACTAAAGAAAAATCCTCTTTCTCCATGTGAAGATTGGGATAAAGAATATCCTGTTCCTTCTACTTATAACCTTGAGCTTATGGTAACAAAAGATATTTTATCATCTTATGGTATTCATATAGATGCTACTTCAAATGAAAGTGACGATAGGAATATAAGCTCTGAAGTATATAAGCAGTATGAACAATCACAACAACAAGAACAACAACAAAAGAATGACTAATGTACGTAACTATTATATACCCATACATAACTCAAATAGATCATGAAGACTATGAGTTTGAACCATGGTCTCAATATGACTATGTACGGACATATGAGGCAATAGGCGAAAACCATGCAAATGATATTCGTCTTATTAACTATTATGTATTTTTACTTAATGATGTTGAATTTAGTATACCAGAAACACATGCTGTAATTGAAGCGGAAGAAAGGGAAGGCAAGTATAAGTACCCTAGATACATTTATGATAAGTATACCGGTAAGTTTGATCAACCTAGAGATTGGATCAAAGATTTTATTAGTAAAATTGGCAATGATATTCGTCAAAATATGAAAGTCCGGCACAATGGTGAGAACATTCAAATTCCAAAGTCGAGAGGATCCAAAGCTTCTGATTCGAGCGAATCAGAAGATAGTGGAGGTGAAACATATAAAATTTGATAAGTTACTGGATAAACAAGTAGCTCATGATGATTTAATTTCTGTTGTAAAGAGAAACAATTATAGTAATGGAGCTTACTATAAGCGAGCAGAAAGGTTACAGAAGAAGATTATAAAAATGTTCTTAAAGATATTGCTTAGAGAAATAATAGATCATAAGGTTTTTTATTTCCCTAAAAAGATTTTGAGTTTACAGATAGGGGTAACATCAAGGCCTAAAACATATAAGTTTAAATATGATGCTCAAAATACAATAGCTGTTTGTATGTTAAGGACATCATTTAGATTTTTTAGAAAAATGAGTAAAGTCAAACCCTATATAAGATTGCAAAAGGATTATTATTATAAGATTAATAGAGAACACGCTAAAGGAAATCAATACTATAACAAATGAAAAAAAATAGTTTTTATACAGATCATCATGAGGTAATGGCTTCTCTTGGTTTATATTTGAAAAGGAAAGATTTTTCAGAAGTTGAAGTTATGCGATGGTGCCAGGAAGTAGAAACACTACATATCAAAGATCCTTCTACAATGTGGAGGTTTGAAGAAATAAAAATTGAAACTATTGACTACAATAGTGACTGGAAGCTATTTGAATTGCCTTGTAATGTATTCCGGTTACTAAATGTATATGAAGATCCTGATAATCCCATTAGTCATTTAAAGCATAAATGGCTTAACCAAAACAATAGGGTTTATAAGATGGTAGAGAATCGCAATCAAGATAGCATTTATATTAATTATATTGGTACACCAATTAGCGATGATGGAGTACCACTTATTTTAAAAACACATGTTCCTGCTTGTGAAACCTATATTCAAATGAAGTTGTATTGGGAAGATACACTTGATGGAAAATCACAAGTTGGTTGGCATTTGTCGAAAAAGTTTTCCGGACAAGTTACCCATTTAAAGAATGATGTTACTCATTTGGATGCAGAGCATTTCAATAGATTAAATGTTATCAATGGTGACATGATTGAATCTATTGGAAATATGAGGATATTGAATAAAATAGTTTAACAATGGACAGAGACATAAATATACCATCAGAAAAATGCGTATCTGATATTGATCCTTCTAAGTTTCAACTAGGCGATTTTACTTTTCCTACTATCAATATGCGTATTATTAATTTGGAAGGGAAAGGATATGTTTGTACTTCTTATCCCGGAAACAAATCTGCTAATAATCCAGGTGGAGAGTTGTTTTCTGTTCCTAATGCAACATTTGTCTCTGGGGTTGCATACAATGGTATATTGTATCTCTTTTCTGTAAAAGAGACTGGTGAAGGTGAAGTAGGGTGTTACCCTAGTCCTAAAAATTGGTCTGACAGTAATACAGAGTTTGAGGATGTATATAAGCCTTTGAAAGTATGGTGGGATGGATCATCTGTAGTTGATCTTACAACAGAGCATTTAGATTTATCTACTGATTACAATTACAATTTAGTTATAAAATTATTGTTTGATGGTACTATAAATATTTATGTTAGTGATTATGTCAATCCGAGCTATGTCATTAACACAGGCTTTGATCAAGAGGGTAGATATGTGATTACAAATCATACTTTGTCAGAAGTCAAATTAAAGGGACAAGCACAGATTATTCAAGGTTCACAAAAGCCAATTCAATCTGAGTTGATAAATGTTGAGAAGCAAGGTAAGTTACCTCCGGGTAATTACTATATCTATTTTGCTTATCAAGATAGTTTCTATAATCAAACAAGGTATTACAGTATTCTGTACCCGGTTACGATATATCAAGGTGATGAGTGGACTACTAAGGTAGGATTTAGAGACAAGGATAAGGATACGAATTTAATTTACGCGAATAAAAGTATACGGATTCAGCTTTCTAACCTTGACCCTAGTTATCATTCTGTTTTTGTTGGTGTAGTAAGATATAGTGCTGTTGAAAATTCATATCCGGTTGTTGATGCTTATGGAATAGATAAAGAATACATTATTGATTCAGATAAAAAGGAAATTGTTATTGACGGATATGAGAAAAAGATTATTAAAAGCATTTCTGATTTTTCTTTGTATGTAAACTACACAATATCTAAAGCGAGTAAAGTATTTAAGAAAAGAAATTGGATTGCTAACTTGAAATCTATTGAACATGACCGGGATGCTTTATTAGATTTTGCAAATAAAATAACTGTAGAACCGGTATTTGAAGATATTGGAGATAGAAAACTTGTAGATTATATTGATGGGCAGGCATCTTTTATGCAATTTCAGGATGAGAAATATATTGTAGACAAGCTTAGTCATGCTAGAGGAGAGATTTATCCTTATGCTGTACAGTTTTTATTTTCTGATGGGACTTATTCTCATGAATCTTATCCGATAAGGGGAGCAGACATGATAGATTTACATGATGATGGTTCTTCTGGATATAGTGGGATTGTTAATGAAGACCTCCCATATAAAGGTCTTGTACGTTTCCCACAGATACAATCACATGTAGATTATGTAGAAAAGGTAACAGCGCAAAGACAAAGTTTAGGAATAAAAATGAACCTTTGGAATGCGATAGAATATAAAAACAATAATCCGGAGTTGTTTAAAAATGTCATAGGTTACAGGATTATGCGGGGTGAACGCAAGAAAAACTTAATATATCAGGGGTTTATTTATAATACCACTTCTAAAATTGGTAATATTCCTGGATCAGTTTCTTCGGATAATACAATTAATTTAGTTGGGTCTGATGACTCATCTGCATATCATATACCAATATTTGGAAAAGGAAATGCATATAATAAAATGCAAAAGGTATTTCCTGTGGTTTGGCACAAAGGGCATGAAGATCCAAAAACAAGATATAGGGTACTGGATGCACTTATCGATAGGAAGCATTATGCAATGTTTTCTGCTGACTTTATTACCGAGTTGAACAAACAGTTGTCCAATGGTGAAACAGTCTATGTAAAGCCTATTATGGCTTTTGATAAAAGCTATTTTATTCCTCGTATTAATCAGTATAAGAATAGTCTTTGCAAATGGGATAATACATGGGATCTGTTTTATGGATATAATAGCAGTAGAAGCATGTTAAGCAGAGACTTTTATAATCCGGGTTGGTTTGGATTACATCTGT